GGTGTATAGTAAGATAAGTAGTGTGTAATAAATTTGCCCTTATAGTTAAATGGTATAACGACGGTTTTGTAATCCGTAATTTGCAGTTCGATTCTGTGTAGGGGCACCACTTTAAAGAGTCTTTATGTCAATAACTGTATACTGGGCACCAAATTATGAATTTGGTAATATCGACTGGAACATGTTGTATGCCGATCCAGTAAGTGTGTTCGACAAACAGATAGAACAAAAAACAAATGTAGACAAATGGGACAGTATGTTTTACTGTCCTGCATTTAAAAATTTAACTAAGAATACATTAGAATTCAAAAATCCTTTAGCGTCTACCTTCTTGTTTGACGAGCAAGGAAATGTAACTCCTAGTAAAAACGGTATGACTGCTCAAACTGTAAGACAACCTAACATCAAAGATAGGTTCTTACTAGAATACGGAATAACACCAATTTTCTTTTCCGATTCAGATATTTCTGTTACAATGACTTCACCCTGGTTAGAAACTCCACGGTGGGCCAGTCAAGCTAACATTGTACCTGGAAGATATAATATTGGTAAATGGTTCCGTGCAGTTAACATTGAGTTCATGATGGGGCAAGGCATTAAAGAACTAACTATTGAAAAAGATGAGCCGTTGGCTTATTTTACTTTCAATACAGATGAGCATGTAAAGTTTGTAAGATTTAAAATGGATCCAGAATTACGTAGGTACTCTGTATCCTGTGCAACATCAACCAGTTGGGAACCATGGATACCGTTAGCTGATAGGTATCGTAGATTCCAAGAGTCAAGGATGAGAAGCATAATCTTAAAGAAGATTAAAGAAAATATTGTTGAGTAGCAACTGGAGATAGCTATGAAGATCAAAGAAACTCTTGATAAAGCATATGGTAACATACCACGTGAAACTACAATTATCTTTGATCTTTCCTGGATGCCAGTTAGAGGTATTAAATATTACTGGATAAGATTTAAAAGATTATTCACAAGATAACCCGGGTTACACTTTGTACTGTTAATTAAAGTGGGCGATTGTCGCAGCCATACTGACACGGCGCATTGGATCTGCCGCAAGGCCCGCTATATGGGCGACTTGAGAAATCACAAAGGCGGGGACGCTATCCCGTCTAAATGGAAAAGAACGTGGACAGAGTAACCGCTCAGTCTAGGGCTCCTGTGGTGGGAGTAGCTAGACACTTTAATCAAATACATTTGACTCAACTATAAGTTGGGTAGTAAGGACAGCACACCACCGTAGTGAAAAGTGACGAGTGTGTTTGATTAAAGTGTGCGGGGTTCGTATAGTGGTAATACCTTAGCCTTCCAAGCTAATGCTGAGAGTTCGATTCTCTTACCCCGCTCCAAGTTTTAGGATAGATGACAGCAAACAACTAGCGGTGAAAGCCGCATCCGATGGTCTGGGGTGACCTGGACGAGCATGTTACGCTGGATCATGTTTAAAAAGTCTGGCAAAGCCTATCCTGTTGAATTATTCGGAGTGTAGCGCAGTCTGGTAGCGCACCTGGTTTGGGACCAGGGGGTCCAAGGTTCGAATCCTTGTACTCCGACCATTTTTAAATATAACTATGATATATAATCTAGACGAACATAACAAATTCTATGTAGAATATACTAGTTGTGAGAGACCGATAGGCACACTTAGACAAGAAATGGAACGTGCCTGTATTAAACTTTCCAATGAAGGTAAAATACTAATAAGTCTTACCGGCGGATTAGATAGTCAAGTTTTGTTACATACATTTCATACACTTGGATTACCATATCAATGTGCGTTCATGTATCATCCAGGGTACAACGACTTTGAATATGACAATATCAAGTTTCTTGAAAAGAAATACAACTTTAAATGCATTGTTATAGATATAGATCCATATTCAATTAAAGAAGAAATTGAAGATCTAGCAATTACTACTGGAATACCTGCTGAGCATCATATGATGAAAAAGTTCTTAGCACAGCTTCCAGAAGATACCGACTTCCTTCAAGGAATCGAAAGTTTTGATTTAATATTCGATTGGCAGGGCAAGGCACATTGTTTAGAATCGTGGACTTCTATTGAAATAGCAAGTCAACGAGCATTGAAACAAGTTCCTCGATCTGGGAAGATTGTCTGTATTGATCGACGGGCACCGTTTAATGAATTTGCTCTAGCGTATTTGTCAGACCCGATTGTCACTAGTTATATTAATAGTATCGAGTACATAAAAGGAAACGGTCTAGTTGAAAAAAGTTCAGGAAATGCTCCGTTGTTGCTCTTTTCATGGGAGCACTATGTTAAACCGATTATATACGGAATGCATTGGGGATCTGAACTAAAGATGTTTCCAAAATATGTTAGTTGCAAAAAAGTTGATTTTATAATGAATCCAAGTGATATTAAACTTCGTCACAATTATAAACGTCATGCCGTGTATATTAGTCGAGAAGAGTTAATTAAACATCTAAGTGACTGGGGGTCTGGTAAGACCCAACGATATACGCAACTTTAATACCCCTGTAGTTTAATGGTAAAACAGCGGATTTATATCCCGTGTGCAACAGATAATTGGCCAATGTGGGTTCGACTCCCGCCGGGGGTACCAAGATAGTTACTCGCTGTAGTTCAATGGATAGAACAACTCTCTCCTAAAGAGTAGATGCAGGTTCAATTCCTACCAGCGAGACCAAGTAATTTAATAAGTAATCAAAGGACTTTAATTGTGAGTATAAAAAAACTTAGCCGCGGTACAGAACTTGACAACGAGATCTGCGTAAAAAATGTCGGAGAGAATAGATTCGACATGGTACTGATAGCAACAATTCGTGCTAGAGAAATTTCTAGACAAACCAAACATCAAATGGCACAAGGTCCTTACCAAAATCCCTGTATATCTGCGTTGTTAGATATTCAAAATGGGAAAGTTGGCAAAGACCATCTCAAACGCATCTAGGACCTTAGCTCAGTTGGTAGAGCGTCTGCCTTACACGCAGAATGTCGTCGGTTCGAACCCGGCAGGTCCTACCAAAATATCTTAACAAGTTTAGCCAAAAAGGCTAGACACAGTTAGGTAAATCAATTATAATAGACACATAGCAAGGAAACTTGCAAACAATTTTAGGATCGTATCAGCAACATTCATATTACTATGGATCGTTGGACCCTATGGTAGTCAGCTGGAGTCAAAAGGTTCGCCTGGAGACATTGAAGGTTGCTATTGAAATAGACCAACAAGCTCAGAGTGATGGCCTGAGTCTAATAAAAGCAGTCAACAACGATCCTGTTAAAGTATTCCTAGGATGGATACAGCAACTTCAACTATACTAAAGCACTATTGCAGTAGACGGTGACCCCGCAAAGGTTGTAGTGGTAAGGCAGAAATGCCTAAGCCATAACGCTAACGGAACTGATGACAGTATGGAAAGACATACTATGTTCGTGTACAGAACTTACATGATAGGCTTAAGGAACTGAACCGATATACTGGGGATGGGGTTAAGCAGAAAATAAAATACCGTTCCGCCCATCCTGTTAAATTTAGAATGTTAACAGCAATTTTAATTACACCTTCAACGTAAAAAATACATTCTGTAAAGGAAAGAAAAATGAACGCATTTGTAAACGCAGTAGCAAATCAAGAAGCCCGTACTGCCAATGGCATGAAGGCTCGTAAGTCAACAGCTAAGGCATGTGTTGACCTGTTCTACAAGATCGGCGCAAGCCGTGGTAAGAACATCACAGGCGAATTCACTGCCGCCTACGTGGAAAACAGTGATGTAGCACTTCGCATCGCACAATGGGCACGTGATGTCCGTGGTGGTGCAGGTGAACGTCAATTGTTCCGCGACATTCTAGTTCATCTAGAAAAGCGTGACCCAGACGCCGCTTTGGCTTTGCTTCGCAAGGTTCCAGAAGTTGGTCGTTGGGATGACATCTTTGTCTTCCAAAGCCCAGCCCTGAAGTCAGCCGCTTATACCATGTTGGGTGATGCCCTTCGTGCTAAGAACGGTTTGGCTGCAAAGTGGACTCCTCGTAAGGGTCAAATTGCCGCCGAAGTTCGTGCCTTCTTTGGCATGACTCCAAAGCAATATCGTAAGAGCCTTGTGGCACTTACAAAGGTTGTTGAAACCCAAATGTGTGCAGGAGATTGGGATAACATCAACTTTAGCCACGTTCCAAGTGTAGCGTCTCGCCTGTACAAGAAGGCATTCAACCGTCACACACCTGCATTTGCAGAGTATGTGGCCAAGTTGGTAAGTGGTGACAAGACTGTCAAGGTTAACGCCAACGCAATCTTTCCGCATGATGTATTGAAGGGCATTGCCCATAGCTACACCAAGCTGGACACTACAGAGACTAACCACGTGATTGCACAATGGGACGCTCTGCCTAACTACGTAGGTGACGCAAGTATCCTACCTCTAGTTGACGTGAGTGGTTCTATGACTACATCTGTTGGTGGTAACACCGCAGTACGTTGTTTGGACGTGGCAGTTAGCCTTGGTTTGTATCTTGCAGACAAGAACAAGGGTGTGTTCAAGGATACATTCTTGACTTTCTCAAGCAAGCCACAACTAGTTACTCTAAAGGGTAACATTGTTGACAAGGTAACCCAAATGTCTAAGAGCAACTGGGAAATGAGCACTAACTTGCATGCCGCTATGGACAAGATCCTAAGCGTTGCAGTTAAGGGTTCAGTACCAGCTAGCGATATGCCAGCCATGTTGCTAATCTTGTCAGACATGCAGTTCAACCAATGCGCCCGTTACGACGACAGCGCAATGGAAATGATCGAACGTAAGTTCGAAGCCGCAGGCTACAGCATGCCACAGATTGTTTTCTGGAACCTAAACAGTTCAGACAACGTACCTGTAAAGGCAGACAAGACTGGTGCCGCATTGGTAAGTGGATTTAGTCCATCAATCATGACTAGCTTGCTAGCCGCTGATTTGGATCAATTCACTCCAGAAGGCATCATGCTTAAGACTGTAATGAGCGATCGTTACGCTCTTAACTAAAAAGTATTAACTTTTAAATAGCACCTCCGGGTGCTATTTTTTTAGGTTGACTAAACCAAAAGGTGGCATTATACTGTAAGTACAGTAAATAGAAAGGCGGAACAAATGTCCGAAGTCAAACTAAACAGCCTGTACAAAGTCACAATGACAGAGTATGAAAGAGGCTATGGTCAACGAGATATGGGTACTAAGTTCTTTGATAATGAAGAAGAAGCCAAAAAGTTCTGTGAAGAATACTTCTCCGGAGATCCAGATTGCTACTATAGAGCAGACTATAGAAAAGTAAACTAAACTGTTGTAAAAATACAACACTCGATCCTGTTAGCATATGTTGACAGGATTCTTTTTTGAGTGTATAATATGTTGATGTACAAAGTAAAAAATAAAGAAATAGAAACAGAATTTCCTAGCTTAGATGCGGCAATGGCCTATGCTAAGACTCTTGATGCTTTTGTTAGCATCACAGGAAGCGAATTTGAAATCGTAGGTATGTTTGGTGTAGACAGCATCGAAGACGGCTTATGCCCAGATGGTGTTGCCTACGATTGGAACAAGGCCAGTAGAATTGGCCGCGTTAAAAAGGAGAGAATATAATGCCATGGATTGAAAATGTGGCCGCTGATGACATCCCAAAAAGATTTCATCACGAAGCGGGTGAGAACAGTATGCTGATTAGCATTGTTGATCCTGGAAGTTGGCGCCCTACTCCTGCACACAAGTTCAAAGAAATTCATAACTTTGAATTTTTGGATGTAGAAGAAACTGACCAAGTGTTGGAAGAAGCAATGAAGTGTAGCCAAGACCAGGCAAATCAGCTTGTGGGGCTTTTACAATATGCATTGGCTCGTCGAATGAATGTAGTTGTTCACTGCTATGCAGGCATTTGCAGATCGGGTGCGGTTTGTGAGGTAGGAGTCATGATGGGGTTTGCTGATACTGGCAGATTTCGTAGTCCTAATCTATTAGTTAAGCATCGCATGATGAAGGCTTTGGGGTGGACCTATGACGCAGACGAAAAGCCCAATATCGATGATTGGCGAACATTTAGGAGTATTGATTAATGTATCTATGTAGAGAAGAAGTCCAAAAGATTTTGGACACCATGGATAAGTTTCCAGAAGCAACGTCATTTGAGTTGTTACAAGATAGCGGTAGTGGAATAGGTAGTGTCACCAGTTTGGTTGTGCATACTACAATTAACGGGCTTCCTGGAGAGTTTAAAACAGAAATTTCAGGTGTGGAGAATTGGTAATGAAAACATGGGTAACAAGCGACTTGCACTTTGGGCATAAGAACATTATGAGCTTCTGCCCGCAGACACGAGCACGTTTTAGAAACGATGTTACCTACATGAATAGCGCAATGGTAGAGGAATGGAATGCTAAGGTACAACCAGAGGATACTGTTTACATCTTAGGTGATGTAGCGTTCATGTCAGGTAGCGATGCCGGCAGAATGATGAATCGTTTAAACGGAACAAAGATTTTGATCAAGGGTAACCACGATCGTAAGACATTGATGGATTCGACATTCCGTAATGCCTTTGCAGAGATACACGATTATTTGGATGTAGTATATGACGGACATCGTATCGTCATGTTTCATTATCCAATTGCTGAGTGGGATCAAATGCACAGAGGAGCATTACACTTTCACGGACACTTGCACGGCGGTGTAAGTGGGATTGAAAAATATCGTGCATTAGACGTGGGTATGGATTCAACTGGTGAAATCGTAATCTCGATGGAACGAGCAATCCGTTTGATAAAAGAAAATGAAATCAAAGGGCATCATACTTAATACTCAAGTATTATATTGACTGTTCTTTGATTTGGTGCTATAATATACATATAGTAAGAAATAAGGAGCAGATATGACAATAGTAGAACGAGCAAGAGTTTTTGCTACAGCGGCACATGCGGCTGTTGGGCAAGTTCGGAAGTACACTTTCGAGCCGTACATTGTCCACCCTGCAGAAGTTGCCAGCATTGTTAGATCAGTGCCGCACACTGAGGCAATGGTTGCGGCTGCTTGGTTGCACGACACAGTGGAAGACACTGGTGTTACTATAGAAACCATCCGTGCTGAGTTTGGTGTAGAAGTTGCTGAGTTAGTTGGATGGTTAACTGACGTTAGTCGTCCGGAGCATGGCAACAGAGCACACCGCAAGGCTTTAGACCGTGCCCATAGTGCGGCAGCTCCTGCAGAAGCGCAGACAGTCAAGTTAGCTGACTTAATCGCCAACACTCGTAGTATCATGGCACACGACGAAACGTTTGCTAAGACCTACTTAGAGGAAAAGCGGTTATTGTTAGAAGTAATGACCAAGGGCGACGCTACATTAATGGCTATCGCTAGAAAGCATATCGGTGAGTAAAATGTTTAAAGATGAATTGAAGGCATACGTAGAATCGTCTAACCTAGTTAACATGAAAGAGTGTGGCGACGGTATCTACGTACTCAAGTATAAGAAGCGAGTGTTCTACGATAACCTGTGGAACGAATACATTGCTGAATGTCGTGGCTCTATTGTGGATGCTGATTTCAACTTGGTTGCTTATCCGTTCACAAAGATCTACAACTATGGTATCGAAAAAGAAGCGCCAGTACTTAAAGACAGTACCCAAGTAACTGCATTCCGTAAGGTTAACGGCTTCATGGTTGCTATGACTGTACATAACGGAGAACTGTTAGTGTCTACTACTGGTAGTACTGACAGCCCCTACGTTGATATGGCAAAGGAAATGATGGTAACACACATGCCGTTGACAGACTGGCGTTTGATGTTAGGTACAGCAGATTGCGAAGGAATGACTTTTATGTTCGAATGTGTGCATCCAAGTGATCCGCATATTATACCAGAAAAGGCAGGTATGTATTTGTTAGGAGCCCGTGAAAACACATGGGGTTCTAAGATTGTACGTGATCCGTTCTTTCTAATTGACTTTGCTGGATCGTTAAACTGCTTCCATGCAGAAAGTGTAACGACTAGCATGGTGCGTTTAAAGGAGATGGCTAAGGAATGTAAGCACGAAGGTTATGTATTCTATACTGAAGATGATGTGAGTGCTAAGATCAAGTCACCGTACTACTTGACTTCAAAGTGGGTTGCTCGCAATCCACGTACTGACAAGTTAGTGGACTTGAACAAAGACATCAAGCACAACATTGACGAAGAGTATTATGGGCTGATAGACGCTATCCGTGCTAACATCGTTGCGTACACCGCAATGGATGAACAAGAACGGTTAGAGTGGGTGCGTGGACAGTTAGCATGATGTACATAACGAATAAGTTTCATTCAATCCGACTGCCCGTTGAACCGGGCATGTTGGAATGGTTGCAAGAAATATATCCTAACTCGGGATACTATATTGTGGAGATTATATGATAGATGAAAATCATTTACCAGTAGCAGAGCAAAGTCTAGTATTTCGTCTACGCAAGCGAGCAGAAATACGTAGACAAATTAAAGATCGTAAAAGTGTACAAGAAGGTGCCGCAGATAGAATAGCAGACTTGCTAGAAGAAGCGGCTAATGAAATAGAAAGATTGCAACAATGCCAAAGTGTTATCAACTAATCGGAGTTCCGGGCTCAGGTAAAAGTACTTGGATCAAAAACCAAATTTGGGCCTTGGGACTGACTGTAGTTTCTACAGATTCGTTTGTAGAAGATTATGCAAAATCGCAAGGTAAAACTTATTCAGAAGTGTTTACAGAGTATATGCCCACAGCCGTTGACCTTATGGCTGAACAAGTTGTAATTGCACGTAAACACAACCATACCGTAATTTGGGATCAAACTAGTACCACTGTTGCCAGCAGAAAACGTAAGTTCCGAATGCTTCCAGATTATGAACACATTGCAGTTGTTTTTGGTACACCTAATCCAGATGAGTTAGCTCGCCGTTTGGCAAGCCGTCCGGGAAAAAACGTCCCGTGGACTGTTGTACAGGGAATGATTGATAATTTCGAAATGCCCACAGAAGACGAAGGCTTTATTGAAATTTGGAGAGTTTGAGCTTGCTCTTTAACTCTTTAGATGTTATAATAACAATATTAACTACCGGTATAGGCAAATGCACATTCAAAAATTCTTAGAGCAAGATATCCAAAAGCAAATTGAAAAAAGTTGTATTTGGGGACTACGTCTGCACTTTCTTGCTAGCGACCTTAGAACTTTTGCCAACGCAGTAGGATCTAAAGATCTAGATCAGTTGGCTACCTATCACTGGTTCAATCATCACTTTGCAGGTGGTAGCCCAGCAGGCGATGGTTATCGTACTGCATCTAATGAGAACTACAATAACCTAGGTTACTGTATTAGAGAAACTCAAAGTAACGTACTTAACACGACTGAAAAGAAAGGTAACCTAGGAGCAGACCTAGTTACAGGCTATGCGCTGAGTCAAATGTTGAGCCAGGGTATTAGCGGATTGACTACTGATCAATTCCATACCAAAGAGGGTGGGTTCCATTGTGAACACAACTTCCAGGTCAACCATATTAAAAAACTGTTGTTGGAAAAAATTCTAACTAACAATAAGATTGATCCAAAGAGTCTAGTCAGGTTTGTTATTGATCACAGCCTAGTAGTAACTGTTCATAACTCTGAACGCAAGGACGGTGGTTCAAACTTGAATAAAAACATTGCACCGTTTTGGAGATATTCAAATGTTGGCGCTAACGTTTTGCAGTACACCGATGACGGCTTTGAAGATGTGACAAACAACACTATTCAAGAGATCAACTCCACCCGATGGAATCGCAATAAATATTTTAAAGCGTTTAGAACCGCTTTTGAAAGTATTGCTCAAGAATCTGTTGACCAGTTCCGCGAAGAAGTGTATACTAGCACTTACAACAAAGAACCGTGTAGTAGCACAAGTCCAATCTTAGATGAGAAGAATCTTAAATTATTGGTCAAGAATGATCCTGGAGCAATCGCTAAGGCATTTTATCCAGACAAATTCAAAGACAGGTGGAAGAAAAACAAATGAAAAAATATCAATGGCACGAATGGGA